GTGCTATATGTCGGAAAGTGAGAGGCAAACATACGGCTAATGGATACAGATGTTTTTTCGAAGATAGCAATGATTGGTGTAATTTAATTAAACAAGATTATGAATAATGACAGGCAGAAGATATTAACTGATTATATTTCCTACTTATACACAACAGGCAGAACTTATGATACTGTCGGGAAATATATCAAATATGTAACGGATTTTCTTGAGCGTACTGAAGATGTCAATCGTCGTGGCTATCTGGTTTATAAGCGTGAAAATGCAGATGTCATGGTGCGTCATTCGCTAATGTGCTCAGCTATATGCGATCTATTATCCTATCTCAACATCGGATATGGAAAAAGGGGAAAGGCGGTGAAACCTTTGGAAAAACTTGATGTCATTTCGGATAAGAACAAGAAACAACTTAATGATTTCATTATATGGCTGACTGACAACAATGATTACTCTTCTCATACAGTTTATATATATTACACATCCATGAAGAAGTATTTCGAATACGCCAATGAGGTAAACATGGATAATTGCAGGAGGTTTATAAAAAGTCTTGAAGAAGAAAAATTATCTCCCGCTACCATCCGTTTGCGGATTACAGCGATCGAAAGATTTTCCAAATGGCTGAAGAAGCCTATAGAACTGAAACGTCCCAAAATAAAGCGCAAGCTTGATGTGAACAATGTGCCGACCGAGGAGGAATATAACCGGCTGTTGGAATATCTCAAGGCAAAAAACAATAAGGATTACTATTTCTTTATTAAGGTTTTGGGAACAACGGGCGCCCGTCTGTCGGAATTCCAGCAGTTTACGTGGGAAGACATCATATCCGGGGAAGTGACATTAAAAGGAAAGGGTAACAAGTACAGACGTTTTTTCTTCCAAAAACAATTGCAGCAGGAAGCGAAGATTTACGCTAAAGAATATGGTAAAACCGGGATTTTTGCGGTAGGGAGATTCGGCCCGATCACACAGCGTGGCTTTTCCCAGCACTTGAAAGCATGGGGAAAACATTGCGGCATTGATCCAAGGAAAATGCACGCACACGCCTTTCGGCATTTCTTTGCTAAAATGTTCCTGAAAAAAAACAAAGATGTTATTCAACTGGCTGACCTTCTAGGTCACGGGAGTGTAGACACAACTAGAATTTATTTACAGAAAAGTTATGACGAACAAAAAAAAGATTTTAATCGAAACGTTACATGGTAGTGTAGCGCAGCTCAATGAACTGTCATCCATGACCGAAGGGATAGACATCTATGACGATACTGGGTGTGTTGACACTGATTTTTTGATAGAAGCGATATCTTGCGTCAGTGCCTTCATGGACGCAAGCAACATAGTTGTTCAAAAAATATCTTCACTTTTAGCGCCGGACGCTTCAACGGACGAAAAGAAAAAACAGGCTGATGAAGGTAAGAAATGGAGCGTGGAAGAGATATTGAAACATTGTACTCTTGAGGATGGTGTTCTCAAACTTCCTCAAGTTCAATTCAATAAAAGATCTTATGCCGAAGCAAAGAAGTGGATAGAAGAAGCCGGCGGCTCATGGCAAGGTGGGAAGGTACAAGGTTTCACATTCCCGTTTAATCCGGAACGTGTGTTTTCCGTTTTGAAAGAGGGTAAACGGTGCAACCTACAGCAGGATTACCAGTTTTTTGAAACTCCGTCTGATGTTGCTGACTGGCTGGTTATGCTTGCCGGAGGGATACATGAGGATGATACGGTGCTGGAGCCGAGTGCCGGGCGTGGCGCGCTTATAAAAGCAATCCACCGGGCTTGTCCTTCTGTAATGGTTGAATGTTATGAGCTGATGCCGGAAAACAGAGAATTTCTTCATACCCTTAGCAACGTAATATTGCTTGATGAAGACTTTACCAAAGACAGTGTAGGTAGTTATACTAAGATAATTGCAAATCCTCCGTTTTCCGGTAATCAGGATATAGAGCATGTCAGGCTTATGTATGATCGATTGGAACAAGGTGGAACCCTTGCAGCAATAATCAGCCAACACTGGAAATTTGCTTCCGAAAAGAAATGTATTGATTTTCGCAACTGGCTGGAAGAAGTACATGGAGAAGTGTTTGAAATCAGCGCGGGGGAGTTTAAAGAGAGTGGCACATCTATTAGTACAATGGCGGTAGTTATAAAAAAATAATTCAAAACAGATTAGAAGGAGGTAATTATGGGATCATTTATAGCCCAACAGCCAAACGGCTTATATTGTAGGTTTAGTACAATTATTGATACAGTCACGCACTACAATATGACAAAAGATGATTACATATAAGTGTGCAAAGACCGATTAGGAAAGAAACGTGGAGAAGAAGAGGCTAATGATATTTTAAAAAACGATCTGCACCCTTTTAACGATGTTCTTGAGCGATTTATTCCTAATAATGATTCGGTTGAAGAGTTTAATATCCGCTTGAAAGAGATGGGATATATGGATGAGTTTAAGTTTAATGGATAATCCTCAAAACGAACTTAGATTGAACAATTATGAGACAGGAAAGAAAAATAGGAGAAGTATTTGAATGTGATGGGGCCAAAATTATCGTGAAAAAAGATAGCGATATTATATGCGGATGTGATAAATGCTTCTTTAATTGTAAACCAGAATGCAATGATCATTATTGCATTTGTAATGTGAGACAAGATAACCAAGATGTACAC